CACGTTTTGGAACTGACCGCCTGTGATCACGGCAGGGCTAACGGTAACAGAAGTTGTGCCTGATGTAGCCACGGTGGTGGCGGCAGTCACAACAAAGTTACGCAGCTTGCCTGAACCATAAGCAGAACGGTTCTGTGGGTTGACAGCAAAAATGCCAGCAATCTGAATCACATCGCCAACTTGCAGGCCAGCGGTAGCGGTGGCTGCGGTCAATGCGATAGTGGAAGTTTGCGCCCAACCTGTGGTCAGGAAACCTGTACCTGTGGTGGTGTTGCAAGACAGGGTTGCAGTAGCGTAAGAACCAAATGTTTGGTTCACAACGTTCTGATCCATCTTCCAGTTCATGCCAGCAGAGTCACGGCCCATCATGCCTTTTTGGTATTGCTTGCCAATCACATCGGATGGAACAAACAAACCTTTCAGGCTGTCCACGATGGTTGCGCCTGTGAAAGGCTCAACGATACATGAACGGCGGCCATCACGGGGTGCGCCTTCAGCATCCAAGTAAGCACCTGCGGTCAGGTAGGTCAGCAAGGATGTGGGGGGTGTGCCAGCAGTACCAACGATGTTGGCGGTGCTGTTTTTAGCCATGGTCAGACCGTCAAAGTCAATCTTGTTGGCTACGGCGGCAACAGCAGGCTTCAGAACACGGTCAGAGAACATATCCAAAGACAAAGCCAAGTCTTGGCTAGTGAATTGGGTGTCAACGTGGAACTGTGTGGACAAGGTAACAGGTACGCTAGTTTCGTTGAAGTCTTCAACGTTCAAAGCAGGGCCTGTAGTACCGATAAAACGACCTGGGCGGCGAACGTTCAGGGTGTTACCGATTTTTGCACCTGACACAGCGAACTGGTCGTCATAGTTACGCTCGACTTCGCTAGAGAAAGTCAATTCGTTTTCCAAGACCATCAACGCTTCGTTGGTGATCATGGAGATGGTAAGTAAATTGTTACTCATTTCAATTCCTTATAAAAAATGGTTTTAGCGGATTCGCCCTGCCAAACGTGCTGCTTTCCAAGACTGATATGAACCATGAAATTGCCCATCGGCAGTCAGGTTTACATCACGTCCGTTAGCAGCCGATTTGATTGGGTTTATCGGCGCTGGCGCTTTACTTCTACCAACAACAGGCTTGGCATCAGTCTTTTCAAACTGCGCCTCAAGTTTCCCAATAGCTCTCAAAGCTCCTGTTACGGTCATACCCTGCAGTTTTTCGGCAATTTCAGGGTTTTCCGCAAGGTGGTAAAGGATTCTTGGCCCAACTTCTGATTCAAAGATAGCGTCACGCACTTCGTTGCTCACAACAACGTCAGCAGACCCCACCATATCCTCAAAATCAGGCATTTCAGACTTGGCCGCCTTAACACGGTCTGCCCATGTGTTGATCACTTTTTGGCGTTCCGCTTCAGCTTTTGCCTGAGATTCCCTAACCTTTTCCTCTTGTAACCTCTGCTCTACCCGATAGTCCGTCAATGCTTTCGCATATTCGTACATATCGCTAAACTGTTCAGGTTTAGGTTCCTCTGCAGCTTCAGGCGCTTTTGGTTGCGCCCTAGATTCAAGTTCCCTTAACCGTGTCTCCAAAGATTCCCTTGCTTCCCGTTCCCGCTTGGCTTCTGCCCTAGCTTCTTCGCGTTGCTTGGTAATATCTGAAAACCGCTTTTCCAACTTAGGATTCTTTTTTTCCTCTGTTGCTGTCGCTTCACTCTCAGCTTTCGGCTCACTCTGATTTGACGTTTCTGTCGGCTCTGTAGGAGCATTCTCAACTACAGCCTCGACAGGCGCTCTATCAGCTAAACCCATTTTTTTAGCATTGAACTCAGCTAAATTTTCACTTGTCACCACATTGGCAGCAAGTCTTTCTGCAACTTCCGACATTGAGTTACCTCAAAGAATTAACCCCGTGTAACCCACGGGTAGGTGTTTACATATTACATTAAATTTTCTTGCTGCACAAATGGGCTTGCACCATGCCCAATATCTTGTGCTGCGGCTTGGGCAAATGCAAACTGTTCTGCATTTAGGCGGTCAATCTCCATCAGCAACTGATCAGGCGGCATTCTTGCAATAAGCATTTTGACCAACGCCTCAATCTCGGTTTTGTTTTGGCTTGTAATACTGCGGGTGTTTTGGTCGTTGACCTTTACTTCGGCATTAGTTTCGGTGTTGTGCGCCCGTGCGGTTACGTCCATGAGTTTGCGCTTGGTAGCGCCTTCCTCTTTGATCTGCGCCACTTGCATACGGTTGTTAATCTCCAACCCTGCAGCCTGTAACTGCTGCTGAAGTTCCTCAATCATCTTTTGGGATTGAGCCAAACGCATTTGGATTTCAGGCGGTATATCTGATTTCTCATCAATCTGCGCCATCGGATTCAGAGCCGCTAAACGGTCAGCAATGACATCTGCGCCAGGAAAATCCATGTTCCTAAATACTAAGTCACCCGCAATATTGAATAGCTCGGCATTGCCTGTAAGCAGAGGCATCATGCTCTCTACTGCTTGTTGGCGTTTGGATTGGAAGCCTGGCCCTGTGTCCATCACCACATCGTATTCACCCACGGTCACGTCATTCAAGACCTCACCAATGGCGCTACGCTCATTGATAACTGTCATGTCAGGTTGACCATCAGAGCCAATGATTCGCATGACACGTTGGGTATCGTAGATTTTGGGAATCAGGTCTAGGATGATTTTGCCCGTGTGTTTAATGGAACGGGTCATGTTGTCGTAGAAATGGAAGTTAGACAGGTCAACTTGGGCTTGTTGGCCCATCAATGCCTTGCCCGATATGTTGCCGCTTGGCAGTTGGTTGGGGTCTAGGATGCCCAACACCATCTGTAGGTCGGCAGAAATAGCGCCTGCGGCTTCCATAATTCCTACGGGTGGTGGCTCGGGTTGTAAACGTTGTGGCGCAGGGGCAGGCTGACCCTCAATGTCTTTTTGCTTGTAACGCAGCACAGGCATAGACTTGATGTTTGCCATTGCCCATTCGTTTTCATGGCCCTCATCCTGACCTTCTGCAAGTAGCCATTTGGCTTTTGGAGCCAATGCCACGGATTCGGTCATGGATGTGCGCCAAAAGTTGTACATCCTCTGCGGGTCTTTGGCAAACCGCACTAGACCGTACTTTTTGCGCTTATCGTCCACAATGACCTGTGCGCCATAGCAAGGCACAATAGGAATGTATTTACCCGCCCAAGTCTTTTCTTCCAAGACTTCCATAGCGGTCATCTTGCACCACTTCACGGCCTTACGGAATGAGTCACGCTCATCCACCACGGTTAGCCCTGCGGCTTCCACACGCTCAAAGAAGCTGTCTGAATCGGCAAATGCACTTGTGCCATCGCTCAGTAGGAACAATCTAGCCTTTTCACGCTCGATGTAAAAGTATTCGGCAAGGCGTATGTCTTCTTTGGTTACCCAAGAAGCGGTGTCATCACCCGTACTGCGTTGTTGGAAGTTAGCCCCGTCATCTGCACCTGGGTACATTTCCCTAAATATCTTCTTGTCCAAAACCGTAGTGATTAGGCATCGCTCGGCATCAGAGCCATCGGGTCGGACGCTGTTAGGGTCAAAGTAAACGGTAAACGGGTTGTCGATAGCGTCAATGTAGATTTCTTGGTCAAAGCTGTCTTCACTCACGTACTTGTAGTTGACACGCCAATAGCCCCAACCCATCCGTACCGCATAGTCAAAGGCGGTGTCGTAAGCGGTATCGGCGTTGCTGTTGGTTTCGATGTGGCGGGTAATGCCTTCAATGACTTGGGCAATCTTGTAATCAGCCAAGTTATTCACAGGGTGAACTTTGATGCGGGGGCGCTGCATCCTTTGCTGGTTGGTTACCTGACGGATGTAGGCATCAATCTTGTTAATGGTCAGGCATGGGCGTGATTCAAGGTTACGGCTGTTTTGAATCTCTACGGGCCATTGGTCGCCTGCTGCAAACCTAACGTCTTGCAGGGCTTCGGCTCGGTTAGTAGAGTCCGAATCATTCACCAAGCGCCAAAACTTGATGGCTTCGGTGATTTTGTCGTTGTTTGTGTCTTGGTATGCCATGTTTTATCCCATCCATGAGCCAGCGGTTGCTACTTGCTGTTTTTTGCGTTTAACAGGTTCTTTAATCATAAGCGCAATGTACCTAAATGCGTCAGCACCGTGTGAGTAATGATCATGTAGGGGATTGCGGCTGAATTGCTTGGTGTCGGGGTCAACGTCATACCGATAGTGCCGCAGGCAAGCCAACCCATCGGCAGCGTGTTCACGGTCAAACCAGCAGTTAGGGAATATTGTTCTAGCAGCGTTAATAGAGTCTAGGATTGGCACTCGAGGCAAGATGTTGGTTTTAAAACCTGCCGCCCTTACGATGTCATCAATGCTGCGCCCTGCCGCCGCTAGGGTTTTGTTCTCAGCGTCATGGGGTAGCCAAATGGTGTCATAGACATAGCCAAAGGTTTGCATAGTGGCTAGGTAGTAACTGATGGTCTTTTGGCTGTCTTCTATGTACCTAATCAGGCGGGTTTCCATGCCCACAAACTGCAGGAACCAAATGGCGGTGCTGTCAGACCAACCCAAGTCGAATACGGCATGGACAGGCTTAGTAGCGTCATACGGTACTTTGGTGATTCGCCCATCCTTTTCTGCCTGTTGCATTTCCTTGGCAAAGATAGCGCCATCCACCGTCTGCCTGCACAACCCTTCCCACACTTGGTTGTAGGCTTCCTCATCTCTTGCTTTCAGGGCATCCTTTTCCATCCGCAGGGTTTCGGGAAACCAAGGGTTGTCGTACCAGTTCACCCGCATTGAAATGCAGTCTTCAGGGGGATTGGCTACAAACCTTTGGTAGGTTTCGTCTGTTTCTAGCTCGGGGTTAAAGCTCACCCATATCTCTGAACCTGCCTTGCGAATGGTTGGGATTAGAACGTTCCAACTTAGGCGGCTGACGGTTTGGGCTTCCTCCACCCAACAAATGTCTATGCCCTCATAAGATTTGACGTTGGCTACGTTGTTCTTTAGACCGACAAACGCAAACTCTGTCCCGTTCTTGCCTCTAATGCTTGCCTGTGTGATTTCGTAGAAGTTCAGCAGTCCTAGGCTTTCGATTTGGTCACACAGCAGTTTGTGTACCGAATCCCGCATGGATGTCATGAACTCTCGGGCGCACAGAATGCGTAACGGGTTTTTTGCCCCTAAGATTAAAAGCGCCCTAGCTATGCCCCAACTCTTTGCTCCACCCCTGCCGCCGTGTAAGACCTTGTAACGGCTTTTCTTAAACAAGCCTTCTAGCTTGATGGGGAATTCTGCCCTTGCTATTGCGTCTTGGACATCAGTCATTCGGGCTTGATGAATGTGACTTGGATGCCTGACAGTAGGGGTGAACCGTCTGCGTTCTCTACGCTTACAGCTTGGTGGGCTTTACCGTCCATTCTGTCCATGATTTCCTTTACAGCCCAAGGCTCACCTTCTTCAGCTTTCCTTACTAGGGTGTCTGCAATGGCTCTTAGGCGGTGTGGCTCTTGCGTCAGAACAAGGCGCAACTTGTCATAGAACATTCTGCTTTTGGCAGCGTTCTGATTGCCTTGTTGTCCACCTCTTTCAGCCATTCGTGTCGAATCCTAAGTATTTGTCGCTAAATTACTTTTTTGACTTTGGCGTAGGTTTCTTATTCGCTTTTTTCTCAGCTTCACGCTGCACAGAATAGGCAATAGCCACCGCTTGTTTAGGTGGCTTACCTGCTTCTATTTCTTTTTTGATATTGGCTTTAAGAGCCTTCGGTGTCATCGATGCTATCAACGGCATTTGATTTCTCCTGTGAGAGCCAATTCGTTAACTCTTGGATTGCGCCGCTGATCTGCAACAACACAGCTTCATGCTGTTTGGCGGTATTACGCAATTCTTCAAGTCTCGTTGTTATTTGTTCTGTTGTCATATTCTGCCAATTTTTGTTTTAACTCAGTGTTTTCCTTAAAAAGGGCAGCGGCTTGCACCATTGCATTGTCCCGCTGCCCCTCCAACATCTCGACTAAGGCTTGCACATCAATGTCGGGATGTTTCAGCATTTAGGCAACCGTACTGACCATGACGTAGTAGGTTGTGCCGCCGCTGGTCACTGGAATGGTATGGGTAACCACTGGTGAACCGACTTTGGCTCTAAACACGCCTGTTGCGCTAACCGCAGGCATTGCAGCAAAGTTACCGACTTCACCTGTGCCTGAGTTTGTTACACGCAAAAATGATGTGTTTGACCATGTGCCGCCTGTCGCAAAATCAGAATCCAACTGCAATGCCGCCAATGTACCGCCTGGGTTTGTTGACGAACCGCCAATGGTTGCTCGAATTGCATTTGCCGCACCCGAAATCGTGCCTGATCCATTAATGGATGTGCTAATGTGTGATCCATTGATTGTTCCGCCAGTTGCAGCGCCAGCGCCAGTAACTACGCTGAATGCTCTAATAGTTTCACCGCTACCAGTGCTGCTAAAAGTCAGCTTTTGGTAGGTTAAACGGGTGTCGCCACTTGTGGCGCTAGTTGTGGCATAAGCGCCGTTAATGATGCCGCTAGATGTAACGGCTACGGGTACGGATGAATTGCCGACCTGTACTGATACAAACTCGGGGTCTGCGTATGCTACGCCTGTTGCGATTGAATTTGACATGATGTTTCCTTTATTGCTTCCAAAAGTTTAACAATTCCAGCTTTTAAGAGCCGCTTTAGCTCTCTCGGCAGGGCCTTTAGAGTGTTTTACCACTCCTTCCATTCTTGCACAAAATGATGCTTTTCTACCTGCATCCGCTTTGGTTTTTGGGTTTGGCGCAGGCGGTTTTAAATTAGCGTTGTTCTTTTTGTTGTATTCAGCACGACCTTTGGCGGTCATTCCTGCGCCTTTTTCCGTAGGGTTGTAATTTTTACCCTTGCCTGTAGTAGTGTGGGCAATCGGTTTGTCGTGCTTTTTAGTAGCCATGATTATTTCTTCTTGGCGGTTTTGGCAGACTGTTTAAATGCTTCGGCAGTCGGTGCGCCTTTTGAGCCTGGCGCTCTCATGCGTTCAGGAGTCTTGCCTGCAGCTTTTTGGCGCTCGATGCGCTCTTGCTTGGCATGGATGTTGGCGTAAAGCCCTTGTTTTGCCATTTAAGCCTCCACAACGGCGCAAATGTCCGCTTCTTGAATGATTTGATACATCTGACCATCAATCATGTGGGTAGGCCACTTTAGGTAGTCGCCATTGCCGTATTTGATGAAGTCACCCACTTGGGTTTCTGTCACCATTGGGCCTACAGACATGACTGTACCCTCATTAAAGGGTTCTTTGTTGTCCACATAGATGATTTCAGACAATGTACGCACTTGGGGGCGTACTACCACACGGTCACGCAGCGGCTTGAGCATTTGGCTTCCTCACATATTTGCGTTTTTTGACTTCGGTGGTTTGGTCTGTGGTGATGTCGTACACCTGAAGCGGTATGACTTCCACCATTTTTAGCGTGTGTTCACCACACCAATCATTTTCATGTTTGTTGTTGTGCATGGGGTAGCGTCTGCAAATGCCCATGATTTGCTGGTTCTTAAAGAACTCGCAAGTTTTACAATTCTGATCAGCCATTCAAAATGTCCTTTGTTTGGTTAGAAAGCCCTGCGGTCTGCACACCGT